TGGAATACCAACACCTGCAGAAAGAGCTTTTTGAAGTTCTTGAACCGAATTAGGGTCCAAGGCACTCGACCCGAACATAGTGGTCTTGTCGGGCATTCCCTCTTGAAAAGTAGGGAGCATGTTAGCAGCATAACTCATAGCTTATCTCCTGTATTTAATAATTTGGGGGTCACCCGATATTTTGACCACCGTGAAAGTATTGTTCGAGTTGGTGTTGAGTCTCTGACATCAGGCAATCAGCACCTTGCTCAGCTTGCATTGTTTCATAAATGCTTACTTCTGTTTGTTGAATTTTTCCAGCTTGAGCTAAGTCTACTAAAGCCTTCAACACATTTCCTGAGTCTACCTTAACTCCTCCGTTGGGAGCATAGACATTCGCTTGGTGAGCATTCGGTGTAATTCCCGGTGTATAACTTTTATTAAAAGTGCCGAAACTAGGATTCCACAGATTATTCGTAGGTTGTCTGTTCAATTGAACAGGTGCAACCTGAGCCCTTGGTCCTGCAACAGGTTCCCCGGCAATGCTTTTCACAACTTGGGTAAGAGAAATGACCTGCTCCCCTATAGCTTGTACAGCTTTAGTAAGAGGTTCGAAATGACCGGAAAGCTTAGTAAAATGTCTAAACTCAAGACCACCTTTTGCTACTAGAGCATCTCTGACTTCTTCATTAGATTTAGATACGCTATCTAAACAAGTCTTAAGCCAGTCATCAATTACAAAGAACTGATCATCACTAGTATTAGCAATCTCTTTGAAAGATTTAACGACACCGTCGTCAGTAGATTTTTCAATCTCTTCTTCCACAGATTTAGACATTTCTTTAGGTTCTCCTTCAGAAGCATCAACTTGCATATCCTTTGGAAGCGGGTCGAGGTATTTCTCATTGAGACCTCCGTTAGCTTCTTCAGTATCTTTAGGCATCTCCTTTAGATCATTGGCTTTATTGAGCTTCTCCGCAGATACCTCAAGTTCTTCCAACGCTTTTTGGAGAGCGGAGACTTCAATCTTGTCAGTCATTTCGACCTCCTTTTATCTTGTTTGAATACCAATAGTAATTGTAGTGGCTGTTACTGGTGCGATGCTTCCAGTATCCCAACCATAAAGAACAAATTCGGAAGCATCATTTGCGTCCGGCAACCAGCTAAAAGTGTCAGCAGCAGTTGCTCCGAGAGCAACTGCTGAGTTTCTCATCACAGTAACCGCAGCTACTGGTCTACCACTCGCACTCCTAAAAGCCATCACCGCTGTAAACGCTCCTGACCAATATTCCATATTAGGAGTCTGGGGGTTCCTCGTTAACGAGGTATGTAATGGTCCGTGTGACATAATAGTCTCCTTTTTTTATTATGCGAAGTAGAAGAGTGCGCCACATTGCCCGGCAAGACTAGCGGCGCTAGAACTTCGGTAAACCTCGGCTCCATTGATACGAAGAATCAAAGCACCACCCAAGACTTCAGCGTTGATAATATCCCCTGCGCTAAACCCTACAGGGTCAAACTGAGCACACTCGTTTGTAGCTACATCATTACTAAATGCGGCAAACAACATCCCACCAGCTACATCTACGTTGTTAGCAGGGGCTCCAGCAGGGGTTAACGTTGCATAACTACCAGGCACCGTTACGCTAGTTCCCGGTGCAGCGACAGCTAAAATCTTTTGTCTGGTTGTACCAAGAGCCGTAGGTGGCGTTTGGATAATAAGGTTTCCCTGTTCTACTGCGGCTGTTGCGACGTTTCCGTCAAGAGTTGCACCCATTTTTATTCTCCTTTTCCATTTTTGAAAACGTGGAGAACAACAGCTTCTGCCAATGTTTCTCCATAACTAGGTTTTTTATTTAAAATCCACTTAACTGCCTCTTCTTGGGTGAGAAGAGTTCCAGCAGAACTTTTTAGAACACCTTCTTTTTTATGCGTCTTAAGGTGTGCTTCGTACTCACTTTTATCCAAGAATTTTTTTCCGTCTTCTGCACACTCAAAGACCTGGACTTTCATTTTTCCTTCTAAAGACTCTGGTATTAGAACAGAACCTCCAGCCAAAGGTGCGGTAGTCGCTCCTGCTGATAATGCCTTATAAAACTCTTCCGAACCACTCATTGCCCTGACCAGTATATCCCATGTACATTCTGTATTCACAGGGTTGGCCGTAATTGCTATGTTTCGGATTAAGGCTTTGGTGATCCGGGCTCCCGCTCTTTCTACTACTTTTCCTTCTACAGAAAAGCCAAGGTGTCTTTTAACTGGTTGAAGAGATTTGGCCAATTCCCAAATTCTATCCGCTCTAGGGTAACCATTTAAAATAAAACCTTTAGAAAACCAACGAAAACCATGTTCCTCGTGGCGATGAAGCTCCATTTGAGTAGGAACACCTATAATAGCAGAGGTGTCTTGAATATGGTTATCATTATACCAACCAAAATTCACACACTCTGAGAAATCTAACCCTTTGGCTATAATCTGTTCGTCTTGACGATCAAGAGTTTCTGTAGAGGCATAACCACCAATCATTCTATCCCTGTTGATTTCAGGGTCCAGTTCGCCTCGTTGTATAACCTGAATAACATCTGTCCCCTGTGGAACAGATTTTTGGATGTCATCAGATAAATATATAGTTGCTGGAGTAAAAACACAAAAATCTTCATTAGTAGCTAAACTACGGTACAAGTCTTCTTTATGTCTCTGAGGGTCATAAAGATTATAACCTTTTTCAATTCCAGCCATATTTTTTAAAATTCCCATAATATAAGCATAGTCATTTCCGCGACCTTGCTTTTCAGCAGATTTTTTGGCTTCGTCCCATAATTCTTCTTTAATTTTTTTCCCGTGTAGTATTTTCGGCATCGTTGGAACCCGATTTAATTTAAAGTTCTATATTGGTTTTAATTTATTTCCTTTTAAAATGTCAAGCATTTACCAATAAAAACTTTCACTTTTATACTCTACCACATTTCCTTCGCTGTCAAAACTATTTCCTTTTTTTAAATAATGGAGTTGACAACGGCACCAGGGGTGAACTGATCCAACCACAGCTTTCCATGCTGTATTTTCAGGTCTATGGTGATGTCTTCCGTCATTATTAATGCCTGCCTCAACCATTTCATTTAGTTTAAATATTATAGGAGTTACTTTATCTTTCTTTAAATACAAAGACTTACAAAAATTACATGAGGTCTTTTGTGGTCTTTTAAATACATAAGGATTGGTGTGACCCACACTCCTTTTTATCCCTGCAGCCCTTCCCTCCTGATAAGCATCATTAATCATTGTACTTATAATACGAGAAAATATAGAGCTTTCTTCCGTTAATATACTTTTAACGCACTTGTCTATAAGTGTTTCATTATTTTCTTGTGAAGTCTTTTCTTTAAAGAGCAATATATTGGCTTTATGTTTAAAATCTTCCTTGGATCTCATAAAAGCTGAATAACTGTACGACTTCAAAAGATCAAGTGTGATAAACTCTTGCGGTGAGTAAACTCCTGAAAAAGCCCTGTCTTGACTTTTAATGCCATAATTAAAACTCTTTTCCAGAATAGACCTTGAAATAGATTTATTTAAACCAAACCCTACAGAGTTTATAACAAAGTTATCAAAAGACTTGTTTATATCAGAAGACAATTTTTGTGAAAGTGTAATGAACCTCATTTTTTACGTCTCCTTTTTTTAAAGGAGATAGTTAAAGGTACAGACTTTTTAAGTCTTCTTCGAATAGCATAAGATTTTTTAACACTTCCCTTATTTTCCTCAACAGGTTGTTGTTTTTGTTTATCTTTTTTAAGTCTTTCCGCCCTCTCTTCTTTCTCTTGTTTACGTGCTGCTCTAGAAGATCTTTTTTCAGCGTCTTTTTTCTTTCTAGAATAGAGTTCGTCTTCTTTTTTTCGGATAGATCCTGATGACTCCACGTAGGGATTATCCCTTAACTTGTCACCAAAGGTTTTAAGCTCTCCGAAAATAGGGCTTTGTTTTAGAGTGTCCAGACTTTGTGTCCAGTCCTCTAGGTTACGTATACGTCCTGTCGCAGTTTTAGCGTCTTTTTTACTTTTAAAAGAATCAACTATTTTAAGACCTGAAGCAGAATGCGTTACAACCCAAGCACCCCGTTTCCCTCCTTGAAGTATTTCCTTGTGTATAATCAGACCACTAGTACTTTCCCCATTTACTTTCTTCCTAGAACCATCCCTAAGTATAACCGAGACTCCGTTCTGGGGGTTAAACTGGAGCCCTTCCAGAAGATCAGAAACCCTTTTCCTATAGGTAGTAGAACTCTTCCCACTAGACTCAGAAATTTCTTTTTTCCCTTGAACGGGGGCAGGTTTAGAGTCTTCTGGTTTCTTACCCTTTATTTTAGGTAGCTTCATTTCCTTTTGTTTTTCTGGAGTTTTAAGTTTCTCCCACCTACCCCCACGGAGATCCTTCGTATACATGTAGTTTACACCTTTTGCTTCAGCAACAGTTCCTGTTGCTGGATTAGAAGGCATTAAAGAAAAATCTAAACGTTTAAAAAGATCAGATCGTTTTGCAGATTTTAATAAATAAGTAACTTCTTTTTCTGATAAAGGAAGAAAACTGAGAGTTTTAACAAGAGGGGGTAATTCGTGAGTGGAATCTTCCAACAGAGATAAGCAGCTTTTATACAAGCCTTCAATATAAGAGTCCTCAAAGGGTTTCCTCTCAAAAAAAAGGTGCTCTTTGAGGACAAACCCATTGGTGTCCGACATGTTTTAACCTTAAAACTTCAGGTAAAAATCCGCGTTTTTATCGATACCTAATTCAGACTCCATACGAGCTATCATATCTGAATCATTATTCTCGGTATTAACAAAATACTCTGAGGAATTCATATACGCAAAACCATCGTCCGGTCTTTGCGCGGCGTCAAACCTTCCAAGAACAGCAGGGTTAATATTTTCCGTGGAATCATCACTTTTTTCAAATACCTGTTCGGTGACTCTAACCTGAGAAGGATCGTAGGACCAGGGTTGCTGATTATGTTGACTAGGAATATCTGTAAGTTTTCCTACTGTGTTGGCTATTTGCTCATCAGACACACCATGCATTTGTGAAGTAGACTTAATAAGAGAAGTGGACTTGGAAACTTTACGTTTCTCCTCACCACGTTTCCCCCACTTACCGTAGGAGTCTTCCCGACGAGCTTTCATATCCTGTTTTTTACCCGATTCTTTGCCATCCCTCATTCCAAGGGATTCATCTTCCTCATCATCATATCCCTGCTCTTTTTTAGCTTTGGACACTTTTCTGTCTTCCTCATCACGCTTTCCCCATTTACCATAGGAGTCTTCACGACGAGCCTTTTCACTTTGTTTTTTATCTTTTTCTTTACCAGTTCGCATCCCAAGGGATTCGTCTTCTTTATCGTCGTATCCCTGCTCTTTTTTAGCTTTTTCTAAGATATTGGTAATATCTACATCCACAAGACGTTTACCTTCAGGTGTCATGATCAAAGCTTTTCCCCAAGCTGAACCTTCCTGATTAAGTAAAACTGTAGTTTCTTGATTTCCCCAAGGGGTATCGATTGTGGAAGATCCTAGATTGGTGAAGTCTTTTTCTTCAAAAAATCCTTTTTTGAGTTTTTTCTCTTCAATTCTTTCACCGTCAGCCACACCTGCACCGTAGACTTCCTCTTCACCTTTATCTTTGGCAATGACTCCTTTTTTACCGCGATCAACTCTTTTGAATTCATCATAACCGTCGCCTTTGTCCAGTGAATCCTTCTTATCTTTAGACTCAACTCGAACAGCAGAGGAATCGCCTTTATGTTCTACAGGATCAGCATAACCATAGGCCATACCCTTGGATATCATCATTTCTTCAAATTTTTCTGCGCTCATTGTTTCTAGTCCTTTTTTAAGATTGAATTTTTTTAACCACTCACTATTCACAGTTATCCCAAATTTCTTGGCCGCGTCGTAGATACGTTGAGCGACTTGTTTCCGCTTATCAGGCGGGTAGTCATCCCCATGTTGACTGAAATAAGAAAGTGCAGAGCGAACTTTATCAGCCTCAAATACAGGATATTTGAAATTTTCTTCATCGGCATACTGCCCTCTTTTAGTCCCACCTTCTTTATGGTATTCCTTCGGAGGCTTTTTAGCTGCACGTTTGATTACTCTTTTCATCTTTTTTTTCATATCCCTCGGTCGGTGTCCAACCTCAGAACCTTTATCGTCGTAGTTATTTACTACTTTACCTACCAGACCCACTTTATGGGTTTTAGCCTTTATATGCTTAGCAGGTTTAACTTTTGATTTTTCTACATCATTACTTTTCAGAATGACATATTTTCCAGGTTTAGGAACATACATAGTTTTTCACTCCAGTGATGCCACAATGTATTTTTAAAAAATAACACAATAAATGTAAAGGATATTATTTAAATTTTAATTTATTCTTTTAAATAATATCAACTTTATACCCTTTTTTTAACAATTCTTGTTCAGACCAAACTACGGATAGTTCCTCTAAACTTCTTCTTAAACCTTCTTCCGTAAGCATAGGAGCCCCGCTATCAATAAAGTCTCTTATACTCTTGTTGAAGGCATCCTCTTGTAGATCCTCATCAGAATCTTCGGAACTCACGTCTGCCATTTCAGCATCTTCGTCCCGCACACTCTCAGCTTCACCACCTTCAGTGGCTCCCCCCTGTTGCTCTTGGAGAAGTTTAGCTGACTCTTCAGCCTGCTCCGCCATCTTCTTCTGAGCTAAATACCCTGTATAAGTGGGGTTAAGTGGTACATCACCATTATCCAGAGGACCAAGACCTTCTTCGAGACGGACTTCGTTAAGAGTTTTAAAACTCTGTAACTCTTTAATCCTAAGCTCTATGTCTTTTTCTTCCGACTGTTGGTCGATTCCATAAAACTCAAACTCATACTCAGGTGCTAGAGTCCCCATTATCTTCGGGCTATTGAAGATGTTTTCTAACTGATGGAGGAGGGGTCGAAGAAATTTATCTTTGCTTTGTTCAAGTTTAGCTTCATTAACGTTAACTACAGTGCCTCCACCATAGATACCGCTACTGATATCAAAACCACACACTTCAGGAGCAATATTGTAACTCGCACAGATAATCTGAGTAAGGTATTTAATCCACTCTGCAAATCCCATTTCGCTCATGGGAGGTGACATTGGTACAAAATCCAGGCCGTCAGAGTTTACAAACATCTGCCTGTGGGCATTCGACACTCCCGCACACTGCAGCATCCATTGACGACGGAAATCCTCTAACTTTTCTTTAGATACAGGACCCTTAAAGTTAAAGACGCCTTTCAGAGAACTACCTTGAGAGAAGTTTTTACGGTTCCACTCCTCTGCCCACAAATGGGAAGTTACAGTAACCATTAACTTTTCTAACTCAGAATACCCATAACCAAAACCGTAAAGAGTATTACGTGGATTTGCTACGTCCCATATAAAGTCAGCTTCTTTCCACTCGGAAATAATAGAGTTTTTAAGTATCTGTACGTACTGCATCTCTTTACTAAGAGTCACAACAGAAGGTGGTGTACCTCTCTCCTCTACAGCACCTTTATTTGGGTAAGCTATCCTACAAGTATAAGCAGGAACATGCCATAAACTATGAATTTTACCGTCCCTACGTCTTACAATTTCAATACAAATTTGGTCGTAAGTCAGACGGTCAGTAACAATCTGTTTAATAAACTTATAAAGGTTTGGTCTTTTCGGGTTCTTATCCTGACCACACTGCTGAAACCATTCCTCTATTTTTCTTATTTTTCTTCTTGTTTTGTCATCATAGTCTTTATTATCTATATACTTATGCTTTACCCTAAAGCCTATATCGTATTTATGTTTGGGTCGGTGAGCAAAATTTTGGACGAGGTTACAAATAGTTCCTAACACTACAGAGACTATAGAATCACGTTCAGCCATTAAACGAAGTGTCTCATAGCTCACTTGCGTAGGGTTTTCGCGAAATCCAATTCCCATACTATCTAAAAGACTGTAGGGGTTAGAAAACCAGGCTGTAGGGACAAAAGGGTCCGAGTCCTTCTTTTGATC